AGTTCGGAGTAGACGTCTTTGATGCGGAGGAACTTAGGACCATGCTCATGGAAATCATCATCACCTCTTACATATAAGGCTAGATGCACCATCTCATGGAGAAGGGTTTGAAAAATAGTAATGAAGTACCCACAAGAACCAGAACTTATTTGAATTTCCATCTCATGCTCATCAAAGCATCCATAGATGGTAGGGTCTTTAATAACTTTAAAACTAACTTTGTTTGATTTAGGCATGGGGAGTTTATTAAAAGGTGGCATCTGACAAGCCATGTTGTAGAGAATCTCTAAATTCTTAGAAGTAAGAGTAGTTTTCATAACTCATTGTACCAAAAAAGCACTTGATTAATATAACAATTTACTATATATTGGCCGCAATAGCTGCAAATAAATTTCTAGGATGTAAACAGCGACATTTTATGGCATTAAAAATCATACCAGAAACAAATAAGCCCCTGCCTGATGACTTTGAGGCAGAAGAACCTACTACTTTAGATGGAAAAGTTAAGGTTGTAACAGCAACTGCTAAGGTTTTAGTAGAGGGCGGTGCAGAAATACCAGTTTCTTCACAAGAAAAGCAAGAAGCTGCGGATATATTCAAACAATATACAGATCCTGAAGGTAAAAACACCTTAAATGCGTCTGTTAATAAAGCATTAAGCACTCCAGCTACAGTTCAGCATTTATTTTTGATGTTATCGGACTATGATCATCAAGTTGTACAAGAAGCCGTCCAGTTGAGACGGTTTGTTACTAATAAACTTATAGAAGATGCAGGGTTATCAGACCCAAGACATAGATTGAAAGCATTAGAGCTACTCGGTAAGATTAGTGATGTAGGTTTGTTCTCAGAGAAGACAGAAATTACAGTTAAGAATTTAAGCCAAGAAGATTTACAAACACAAATTAAGAATAAACTATTTAAAATTCTTGGTAAGACAGCAGCTATCGATACATCGTTTGAAATTATCGATGCAGTTAATGTAACAGAAACAAAAGAATAACATGCCTATAGAAATAGCTGGCATCACGGATGCTGATTTAGATACAGCGTTAGCTAATATAGGTGTGTTGCCTCAGCGTGAACAACAACAGTTACTTGCTGAATTAGATGAGTTAGAAAAAACTCAAGCAGTTGAAAAAAGACAAGAAACCTTTTTAGAATTTATTGATCATGTGTATCCAGGATATAAAGTAGGGAATCATCATCGTAGACTTGCTAAAATATTTGAAGCGATTGCTAACGGTGAAAAGAAACGAGTTATTGTTAACATTGCTCCGCGACACGGGAAATCTGAACTCATCTCATATTTGGCACCGGCTTGGTTTTTGGGTAAGTACCCGCACAAGAAGATTATTATGGCATCTCATACAGCTGACCTTGCAGTTAACTTTGGAAGACGTGTTCGTAATCTTGTGGGTAGTGATGCTTATAAAGATGTTTTTCCCGACGTAGAACTACAAGCAGATAGTAAGTCTGCAAGTAGATGGGGAACAAATCATAATGGAGAATATTTTGCTATTGGTGTTGGTGGTGCCCTCGCTGGTCGCGGGGCTGATTTGTTTATCATTGATGATCCACATTCCGAGCAGGACGCCAAGTTGGGACGATCGGATGTTTTTCTGCCTGCTTGGGAGTGGTTTCAGTCTGGTCCAATTCAACGTCTTATGCCAGGCGGTGCGATCATTGTAGTAATGACTAGGTGGTCTAAGCTAGACTTGACCGGCCAAATAGTTAACCAAATGATAAAGCAGGACGGAGTTGACGATTGGGAAGTCGTTGAATTTCCAGCGATTATTGAAGACAAAGAAGGTAACGAAGCTTCACTTTGGCCTGAATTTTGGCCACTAGAAGAATTACAAGCAAAGAAAGCAGCACTAGATGTACGATACTGGAATGCTCAATACTTACAGAACCCAGTCTCAGAAGAAGGTGCCCTCATTAAACGTGAGTGGTGGAATATATGGGAGAAAGAAGATCCACCTGAATGCGAGTTTACAATTATGTCTCTTGATGCTGCACAAGAAGCTAACAATAGAGCCGATTATAATTCGTTAACTACGTGGGGAGTCTTTTTTAACGAAGAGACCAATAATTATAATATAATACTGCTAAATGCTATTAAGGAAAGACTAGAGTTCCCTGAGTTAAAAGAGTTAATGTTACGTGAGTACAAGGAATGGGAACCAGACGCACTCATAGTAGAAAAGAAATCTAACGGAGCCGCTCTCTATCAGGAAATGAGAAGGATGGGTATTCCCTTAGGAGAATTTACACCTGGAAAAGGTCAAGATAAGATATCCAGAGTTAACTCCGTGGCAGATCTCTTCAGATCTGGTATAGTGTGGGCTCCTGATAAAAGGTGGGCACACGAGTTGATTGAGGAATGTAATGACTTCCCATCAGGTGCCAACGATGACCAAGTGGATAGTACTACTATGGCATTAATGAGATTTAGACAAGGTGGGTTCATTAGATTACCTAATGATGAGCCTGAAGATATACCAGGATTTAGAAGTTCTCGAAACAGATTATACGCAATATAAGGATAAAATATGGCAATTAACGTAGATAAAAGTTTATCACAAGCTCCTCAAGGCTTAGAAGAATTAGCAAAGAGTGAGCCTGATTTAAGTATTGAAATTGAAAATCCAGAGAGCGTTACTTTAGATGATGGCAGCATGGAGATAACCATTGTGCCTGGTAAAGAAGAAGATGATGAGTTCAATGCTAACTTAGCAGAAGACATGGATGAAGGTCAGTTGACTGAGTTGTCAGGTGATTTACTTGGTGAGTATGATGCTGATATTAATTCAAGAAAAGATTGGTTAACTACTTATGTTGATGGCTTAGAATTACTAGGTCTAAAAGTAGAAGACAGAACAGAACCGTGGCCTGGTGCATGCAATGTGTACCACCCCTTAATGACAGAAGCGCTGGTTAAGTTCCAAGCTGAAACTATGATGGAGACATTCCCCGCTGCAGGCCCCGTTAAAACAGTAATCGTTGGTAAGCAAACAAAAGAAAAAGAAGATGCTGCTGAACGAGTAAAAGATGATATGAATTATCAACTCACGGATATGATGCCTGAGTATAGACCTGAACACGAACGCATGTTATGGGGACTAGGTTTATCTGGTAATGCCTTTAAAAAAGTTTATTATGATCCTAACATTGAACGTCAAGTATCGATGTATGTTCCTGCTGAAGATATCGTAGTTCCATACGGTGCATCTAATTTAGAAACAGCAGAGCGCGTAACGCATGTCATGCGTAAAACAAAAAATGAATTACATAAATTACAAGTAGCAGGTTTTTATCGTGATGTAGATTTAGGTGAACCTTATTCAGATATAGATGAAGCTGAAAAAAAGATTGCAGAGAAGTTAGGATTTAATCCTACAGAGGATGATAGATATAAGATCCTTGAAATGCATGTTAATATTGATTTAGAAAATGGTGATAGTGAAAATGATATTGCTTTACCTTATGTAATTACTATTGAAAAAGGTACAGGTAATATTTTATCTATTCGTCGTAATTGGAATCCAGATGATAAATTAAAAGCTAAACGTCAACACTTTGTTCACTACGGATATATTCCAGGATTTGGTTTTTATTGTTTTGGCTTAATACATTTAATAGGTGCCTTTGCAAAATCAGGCACAATGATTTTACGTCAATTAGTTGATGCAGGCACATTAGCAAACTTACCAGGCGGTCTTAAGTCTCGTGGTCTACGCATCAAAGGTGATGACACTCCAATTGCTCCAGGTGAATTTAGAGATGTAGATGTACCATCAGGTGCGATACGCGATAACATTTTACCGTTGCCTTATAAAGAACCAAGCCAAGTTCTTAATCAATTGATGAATCAAATTATTGAAGAAGGTAGACGATTTGCTTCAGCTGCAGATATGAAAGTATCTGACATGAGTGCTAACTCACCCGTAGGCACAACTCTTGCAATATTAGAAAGAACATTAAAAGTAATGAGCGCAGTTCAAGCTCGTATTTACTATGCAATGAAACAAGAGTTTAAATTACTTAAAGGTATTATTCGTGACTACACCCCTACAGAGTATAGCTATGAACCAGAAGTAGGTGATAGACGTGCTAAACAATCTGACTATGATAATGTAGATGTTATACCGGTTTCAGATCCAAACGCTGCTACGATGTCACAAAAAGTGGTTCAGTATCAAGCAGTTATGCAAATGGCTCAAGCTAATCCACAAATATATGACCAAGTAGAACTAAACAAACAAATGTTAGAAGTACTAGGGGTTAAAAATATAGGTAAACTTATACCAAGTGCTGATGATCAAAAACCAAAAGACCCTGTATCAGAAAATATGAATATTATTAACGGTAAACCTGTTAAAGCATTTATGTATCAAGATCATGAAGCGCACATTAGAGTACATATGACTGCTATGCAAGATCCTAAGATTGCGCAACTCATAGGTCAAAATCCCCAAGCTCAAGTAATACAAGCAGCTGCAATGGCTCATATTAATGAACACATTGCGTTTGCTTACAGACAACAAATAGAAAAACAATTAGGAGCATCACTTCCCGCTCCTGATGATACTTTACCTGAAACAGTTGAAGTTGAGTTATCTAAACTTACAGCACAAGCTGCTGAACAACTATTACAACTTAATCAAAAAGAAGCTGCTCAACAACAAGCGCAACAACAAGCTCAGGATCCGTTAATTCAAATGCAACAACAAGAGTTAGCAATCAAACAGCAAGAAGTTCAAATCAAAGCACAAAAATCTCAAGCAGATATTGAATTAGATAAAGCAAGATTAATGCTGGATAAAGAAAAAATTGACTCTCAAGAAAGAATTGAAGGCGCTAAACTTGGAGCTAAATCTGCATTTGATAAAGATAAATTAGAAGCTGATCAAAATGCTCGTGGAGTAGAAATAGGATTAAAACTTTCTGAAAAAGAACAAGCACAAGAACAGGATACACAATTAACTGAGGAGTAACACATGGACCAAACGCTAGAGCTATTATTGTCTCGAATAGATGATCAGCGCAAAACAGTTTTAATAAATTTAGGAGACGGAGCAGCAAAAGATTTTGCTTCGTATTCAAATATGGTCGGATATGTACGAGGTCTATCCGTCGCAGAAAGTATAATTAAAGACCTTGCACAAAGAATGGAGACATTTGAAGATGAGTGAACATATACTCACAATGAATAAGAATATAGTTGATGCAAGTGGTCGACCAGTTCATATTCCAAGCGTAGATGAAGTAAAAGTAGAAGAGATACCGATTGAAGAACGTGGTTTACAGTTACCTGAGCCTAAAGGATACAAGATACTTTGTGCAATTCCCGATGCGGCAGAAACATATAAAGGCGGTATTGTAAAAGCAGATTCAACTAGAACTATAGAAGAACATTCAACTGTAGTTTTATTTGTAGTAAAAGTAGGTGACTTAGCTTATAAAGATGAGGCTAGATTTGCGCATAAGGAGTAATATATGGCTGATGTAAAAGATGACGATATTGTATTTGAATATCCAGACGATGATGAAATACCAGGCAGTAAGTTACCTGAAGAAAAAGAAAAAAATGAAGTTAAAGTAGAAACAAAAGCAGACGATATTGATCTTGAAATTACAGAAGACGATATTCCCGTTGCTGATAGAGGTAAAGAACCTTTACCTAAAGAAAAAGTCGAAGAGCTAGAAAATGACACGCTAGAAGATTATTCTGAACGTGTTAAACAACGTATGGCTCAGCTTAAAAAAGTTTGGCATGACGAAAGACGTGCTAAAGAAGCAGCTGATCGTGAACGTCAAGAAGCAATTAAATATGCACAACAAGTTGCTGATGAAAATAAAAAACTTAAATCTTCTTTAAGCTCTGGAGAAGAAGAATATGTAAAAGTAGTTGGTAATGCATTAGAACAGCAACTTACTGTGGCTAAACGAGACTATCGTGAAGCATATGATCAAGGCGATTCTGAAAAGATTATAGAAGCTCAGACTAAGATGAATGATGCTCAAATGCGTTTATCTCAATTACAGCAATATAGACCTCAGTTTAAAAATGCTGGACAAGAGCCAGAAAACCCTGTATATATACAACAAAATGAACAACCTTCATTTAAACCAGACTCTAAAGCTACGGCTTGGCAAGAAAAAAATGATTGGTTTGGTAAAGATGAAGAAATGACAAGCCTTGCATTAGGCTTACATGAAAAATTAGTTAGAAGTGGGATCAGTCCTACCTCTGACGAATATTACCGTCGTATTGATAGTACGATGCAGAAACGATTCCCAGAAAACTTTGGGGATGCAACGCTAGACGAGGACCAACCCGCCCAGCGCACTAAACCTTCGACTGTAGTTGCTCCGGCAACGCGTAGTACCGCGCCTAAAAAAGTACGATTGACGAAGACACAAGTAGCGTTAGCTAAGAAATTTGGGCTAACACCGGAACAATATGCAA